ATTAAAAATCGAGCTTTAAAAGCAGAACAGCTTTTTAGCGACATAACGCAACGCCGTGGTCAAGACCTTACAGACCTTAGAGCGCGTGAAACTCAAAAATTACAGTATGGCCCAGATGTTGTAGCCAACACGGTTACGGACGCAACAGGCAACGTGACGCAATTTAACCGCTTTGGTCAAGTTATTGGCAAGCCTGGCGCTGTCGCTAAACCAAGCGCTACGTTTGAAAAGACTGCTGCATTGCAAAAACAACAAGGGCGCGATCTTGACTTAGCAATTAAAGAACTTACTGAAGCCACTAAAGACAAAGGTCTAATTGACCAATCTACAGGTAGCGGCGCAGGTCGCCTTGTAGACGTTGCGGCTGGTTTTGCTGGTCAAGCTACGCCAGGCGCTATTGCTATCGCTAAACTTAAACCAATTGCTGATATTGCTCTTAAAATGGTACCGCGCTTTGAAGGCCCACAGTCTGACAAAGATACACAAACATATAAAGAAGCTGCTGGTCAATTGGCTGATCCATCATTACCTACTGAGATACGTAAACAAGCAGGTAAAGAGGTATTGCGTTTAATGAAAGCGCGTAAAGGTCAATTTGTTAACGAAGCAATGGCAAACGAAGGTATCGGCGCTGGTGGGGTAGATACAAGCAACCCATTGTTAAAATAATAAAGGTTAGCTATGGCTTCTTTGTCACAAATTCTTGCTGATCCAAACTATGTCAACGCTAACGCCGCTACTAAAGCGGCTATTTTTGATAAGTTTGCGCCATTAGATCCTAATTTTGCTAACGCTAATGCTGCAACGCAAACTGCTATTCGCAGTAAGTTTGGTCTTGGCGCAATAGAACAACCCGCAGAAACTGAAACCCGTGCTAACGTCGGTGCTGAATTACCCGCGTTTGCTAAAGAAAACCCACGTTTATACGCTGGTTTAGTAAAAGCACGTCAGTTAGCTGGCCCAACGGTTGAAATGTTAGGTGGCGCGGCTGGCGGTGTGCTAGGCGCAGGTGCAGGCACGGTAGCGTCCCCAAGCGTTGTAATTAACCCTGTAACGGGCGCTGTAGCCGGATCAGCCCTTGGCTATGCTACAGCTAAAGAATTGCTTAATAAAGCCGACGTAGCGCTTGGATTAGCTCCGCAAGAAACAGGTATGCAGGCCATGAAGCGTTCGACAGGCAACATCGCTGAAGGCGCAATGTATGAAGTTGCAGGCGGTGTTGCTGGAAAAGTAGTCAATAAGCTAGTCGATGCTGGTACGGCTGTTATGGGTAAAGTAGCAGACATCAACCAGTTGCCTAAGCAATTGGCTGCTAAGATCGCCCGCAAATCGTTTGAAACCCCTGCTAACGTTGCTGCTGGACGCAATGCGTTGCAAGAAGCCGTTAAAGCAGGCGATGACGTTACAGCGCAGCAAGCCCTTGCACAAGGCAAAGTTGTTGCCCCAGGCGCTCAAGCAGTTATTCAAAAGACCATTTCTAAGACATCACCTGCAATGCAAGCAAGTAAAGAATTGGCTGATGAAGCTGCGCGGATGTCTACTATTAAAGAAATTACACCTGACCTAGACGCAGCGGTTAAGCTCCGTAAGGCTGCGTCTGATCCTTTATATAAAACCGCAGATAAGGCAATTGTTCCAATTGATGAGGATTTAGCCGCCGTGTTGGCGCGTATGCCTGAAGGCACTTTAGCTTCTGCGGCCAACATTGCTAAGATGGAAGGCCGCCCATTCATCATGGGTAAGACCACAGCACCTACAATGCAGCCTACGGGTGTACTAGATGCGGCAGGCAACCCTGTTATGCGTGAAATTCCAGGTGGCACCGCCGAGCTAACTGGCGAATCTATGCACTACATTCGCCGCGCCCTGTCCGATATAGCGTATGGATCGCCTGCGGCTAACATTGGTCGTGATACGCAGATTGCAGCGCGCAGTTTACTAGATGATTACCTTAAAGTATTTGAGTCTAAAGTGCCAGAGTACGGTCAAGCACGGGCGATATTCTCTGACTTGTCTGCGCCTGTAAACCAAGCGCAAGTGCTTAAAGAGATGGCGTCTGTATTAGAGAAACCCGGCGGCGGCGAGCGTATCGGGCCATTCCTAAACGTATTAGGCCGCGGCGAAACCGCTATGCTTAAACGTGCGGGTGGCAAAGGCGCGCCACGTTACGAGGCTTTGTCTGAGGTATTGACCCCTGAGCAATTGCAAACAGTGCGCGGCGTAGCGGATCAATTGTCTGCCGAAGCGTCAATTGGCAAACAAATCTCTGCTGGTCAAGAATTGGCTACTAAGTTGCTTAAAGACGAGCTGCCAAATTACCGCTTACCTAACATTTTCAACGTTATTGCTACCACAGCCAATAAAGTGCTGGATACGCTAGGTGTAAAAGTCGGTGAGAAAACAATTAAAGAACTTGCCAAAGCAGGCGAAACGGCTAAATCGTTTGATGAACTACTTGGCTTATTGCCAGGCGAAGATCGAATAAAAGTCTTGAAAGCCATTAGCGACCCTGACACGTGGGCTAAGATTAATAAGGTAGCTAAAAGCCCTGCGGTTGCCAAAGGTTTAATGGGCGTAACCGCTGATGTGCCTGAAATGCCAGCTAACGCTTTAGCCCCTCAACAACCGAACCAAAATGCGCTTACGAGGTAGTTATGGAACAGGATATTTTCAATTGGGCGGTCGCCCTAGTAGGAGCGTTGGGTGGCTGGATATTGAAAGTAATTTGGGATATGTTGCGCGAAATGCGAGTTGAAATGCAAGGCCGTGACACCCGTATTCAGGATGATCTACGGAAGCTAGACACCAAGATGCACGACGATTTTGTACGCCGTGATGACTTTAAAGATGCCGTCAAAGAGATCAAAGACGACATGAGGGCAGGGTTTGCTTCGGTTGACAACACCCTACGCTTAATTTTTAAAAAGTTAGACAATAAGGAGTAGTCATGGAAATGATTAAACACGTTATGAAGTCCAAAACCATGATGTTTGCCTTGGCTTTGGCGATCTTTGGTGTGCTTGAAATGAACCTTAACCTCTTTGCAGGCGCCCTAACTCCTCAATTGTTTGGTGCGTTTAGCATCGCAATCAGCTTGATCGTAGCCGTGCTACGGGTTTTAACTACCTTGCCATTAGATAAAAAATAATAAGGAGTAAGTATGGAGCAACCAACATATATCGAATCTGCCAAAGAAGTTGCTGGTAAAGCGATTGGTAAACACGGCCTAATCTACATCACCATCATTGTGGCGATGGGCGTAGGCGCTTCTGTAGTGCTAGAAGAAGGCAAAATGGCTGCGGTAATGGGTCTGCTAGGCGCGTCCTTAACTGCGCTTATATCCATGCTTAACGGCGTTGCTGGGGCTACCCCAAAGCAAGACAAGCCTGAGTTTGAAATTATGAAAGAACTTATTAGCCGTTTAGATGGCATGGCTGACCGTGATCCTATGTCAGTTCAGGTCGAAGGCGACAAAGTTACTGTTCGCAAAGGCGATAACCAAACTACGGTAGGTCGATAATGCTAGGGCTAGATACCATCGTTGGCGTAGGAATGAAGCTGATTGATAAGCTAATTCCTGACCCAGCCGCTAAAGCTCAAGCCCAGTTAGAACTAGCCAAATTAGCCCAAGAAGGCAAATTAGCCGAAATACAGGCTGATACCGCAGAAGCGCAAGAAGTCACCAAACGGGCGCAAGCGGACATGGCAAGCGATAGCTGGCTGTCCAAGAACATCCGTCCAATGACGCTAATCTTCATTCTTGGTGGTTATTTTGTGTTTGCTATGATGAGCGCCTTTGGCAACAACGCCAATGAGAAGTACGTTGAGCTGCTTGGGCAGTGGGGTATGCTCGTTATGTCGTTTTACTTTGGCGGCCGTACCCTTGAGAAAATTATGGACATGAAGTCGAAAGAAAAAGATGCAAAGTAACTTTGACAAGTGTTTGGCGCTCATGTTGGCGCATGAGGGTGGCTTTGTAAACCACCCCCAAGACCCAGGTGGTATGACCAACCTAGGTGTAACTAAGCGGGTATGGGAAGAATGGACAGGGCATGAGGTTGACGAAAAGCAGATGCGCGCCCTAACTCCCGAGCTAGTAGCGCCTCTTTATAAAAGGAAATACTGGGATGCTGTCAGAGCTGATGATCTTGTATCTGGCGTTGACTATGCTGTTTTCGACGTCGCTGTTAATTCCGGCCCAGGGCGCGCTATTAAATTTTTGCAGAGTTGCGTTGGGGTTGATGCTGACGGTGGCTTCGGCCCTCGTACTTTGGCTTCCGTTAAAGTAGCCGAACAAGACCCTGCGCGCTTGATTGAACTTTACTGCGCCAAACGCCTTGAGTTTCTGCAATCCCTAAAGACCTTTGAAACGTTCGGTCGTGGCTGGAGCCGTAGGGTTGCAGAAGTCAAAGACAAAGCATTAACTATGGTCGACGGGGTCTAGGTATTTCTCAAGCCTAGCAATTCGCTGGGTTTCAAAGCTGCACAATACCGCGTAATACTCAGCTTGAGTCTTGTTTGCAAGGTAGCTGCGCTTGGCGTCCTCTAACTCCCTAGCGGCTAATACCTGCGCCTTGGGTGGGTGAGTAGCAAACTGCCACAGGGTTCTGATCTTATTCATGGCTTATCTTCCAAATACCGAATCAAATATCGGCGTTAATGACTGTTGCGGTGCAATGATTACAGGCGTCGTGGGGGTATTACTAAACGTCTGTCCTTGATACTGCCCTGTAGGGCCGTACAGTGACGTGGTGTTGCCACTTCTAAACGCTTGACCTTGGTACTGCCCTGTAGGGCCGTAGAAGGACGTGACGTTACCGCTTTGATATGTCTGCCCTACATACTGTCCATTCGGGCCGTAGATCGCCGTGGCCTGCGCGTAAGCGTCGGTTACGGCGGTGAAATAGCCAAGGGTAAAGCTAATTAACGCTACTATCAGTTCTTTCATGTTCATTTTCCTTTGTGTTTAAGTGACGGTATGCTGCAATTGCCGCTTTTAAATCGGCTCTCAACTCTAAAATCTCTGCGTAACTCTGTTGTGCAAAAACAACAAGGTTGGCATGGTTCCATGTATTAAAGTCGTTCATGGCTTGACGGCCTCCTTGAGTAGCTCAATGCGCTCCCTAGCGCACCGTAGCATGGTGTAGCGCTGATGTAGGCGCTGCAAGACCGACACGCGGCGGCTGCCTGTACGCTCCTCGTTTAGCATGGTTAATATCTGTTCTTCGCTCAACTGGCTAAGAATGTCATTCAGCTTGCGCCAGCTTAGATCGCTCATATTGCTCTACCTTGGTCTGTAAGTTAATTACTTCTTTAGTTACCCGCGACAACGCTCGCATGGCTTGGTTGTACTCTTTGACGCGGATTATTTCTTCTGCCTTTGCCGCCTTGAGCTTGGCTTTAAAGTGAATGAGCCTGTCCATTAGCAACGCCCGTCCATGTCAAACTTATCTTCGTCGTTTAGCCGGTCAATCTCAGCCACCAAACGGCGAATCATTAGCTCGATGTTGGTGTCAGGTGCGTATTCAGAGATGTCCTCTGCTAGCTTTAATGCTTCTTCACGTAATGTCATTTCAGTTCCTCCAATGCTATGTCGCTAATTGCCCGTTTGTCCTTCAGGGCATCCCAAATCCTCAAATCAATCGTTTTATTGGTCAATAAAAGGTAAACCCATACGTCGTGCTTCTGACCGCTGCGGTGCAGGCGCCCCACTGTTTGCTCGTACAGTTCAAGGCTCCACGGCAGCGATACAAAAACCATTTTATTACCGCCATGCTGTAAGTTCAGCCCATGCCCTGCTGACTTGGGATGAATCAAAAGTAGCTCGATCTTACCCTCGTTCCAACGCTCGATGGCCTTGGGGTCGTTGATTGTCTGTGCGGTAGGATACCGACGCTTGAGTTCAGCCAGCTCCTCAACGTAGTTGTAGACAATGATGGTGTTGTCGTGCTGATTTTCCTCAATTAGCTCGTCTAGCATATCGAACTTGTGGGTGCTAAACCAAATGGGCGTTTTGCTCACGTTCATGCGCCCAGGCGTGTTAGATGCGGTTGTAACCGTTTCGTAGACCCAACCCCCTGCCATCTGCTGTAACTTGCCTGTGACCACGCCTGCGTTGACCGCCGTGATCTCCACGTCCTTAAACTCAATAACAAAGTCCTTCTTCATCTTCTCGTATGGGGCGCGGTCTTGCAGGTCGCACTTCATCTCAACCGTGTGGCAGGGTGGTAGCTTGTCAGCGTACTCGCCAGCGTCAAGCAAGAAAGTTGCAGGCTTGATCCGAGCCATAACCTGCGCCAACGACCCTACCCGTGGTTCCCACTCGCCAAAGTCCTTGTTAACTAGGACAAAGTATTGCTGCATAAACGCGCCCTTAGCCCGTCCAAGCAGGTCTTGGTTGACGATCTTGCACTGCCCAAACACATCCTCAAGGCCGTTGCTAGTAAACGAACCTGTCAAGCCCCAACGGATGTTGATTTTATCGACGATCTTAGCCAAGGCTTTGTAGCGCTTGCCTGATGGGTTCTTGAGCTTGGTCAACTCGTCAAACACGATGCCGTCAAAGTCTAGCTCTTGCTCGGCAAGCCATTGGATGTTGTCGTAGTTGGTTACTACTACGGGAAAACCCGAATATAGAGCATGGCTGCGCTGGGCAGGCGTACCCACCGCTACCGCTATGGGTGTATCAGTAGCCCACTTAGGTTGCTCGACAGGCCATACATCGGTGCAGACGCGCTTAGGAGCCAACACAAGCCATCGTTTGACAAACTTGTAGCGCAACATATCTTGCATGGCTGTGAGCGTCAGGGCGGTCTTGCCCGCGCCCACAGGGGCAAGGATCATTGCTCTGTTGTTTTCATACAAAAAGTCAGCGGCTTTTTCTTGGTAATCGCGCAGTTTCATAGCTTATCTACCAAGTCAATACCATCGCCAATCCACTGCATACACGGCACCGCCATTGAGTTGCCAAGGGCTTTGTAACGCAGTCCTTCAGGTGATGTGTCTTTTTTACGCCACGGAATGTTAGTAAAACCATCAGGAAAACCCTGCAAACGTTCGCACTCGGTGGGTGTTAAACGGCGCACTTTGACTGAATCAGCAACAAACGTCTGAGCATGATGTGACTGAACCGATGGGCGCAAGGCTTGCAGGGCAGGCGTTACAGTCAATGGTGTAGCGCTAAACGTATTGGCGCCTGCGTCCTCACGGATGCTGTATGCCTCAACAATAGGCACGTTGCCACCACCTGTACCCCAACGGCTAGTCACGGTCTGACAGGTTTCGCCCATTTCTTTGACACGACTATCGGCAGGGTGGGTTTCATAAACCTTTTGCACTAGGAAGGTTTCGCTTCCTCCACCGAGGACTCCACCGCTTGCCTTAAGGGTTCCTCCAATATCTCCCTCGCGGTATTGAGCAAGGCTACTTTCAAAGTATGCGGTAGGTTCTTTCCCCTGCGGTGCGCTCGGCGCAAGATCCCGGCGCAAGCTATGTCGCTCAAATAATACTGCGGCGGCAGGTCGCCAATCTCCAAGGTATCCGACAACAAAGACACGACGCCTGCGCTGTGCCACTCCGCAGAACTGAGCGTCAAGCACTCGGTAGGCGAACCCATACCCGAGTTGAGCCACCGCCCCGAGGAAGGAACCAAAGTCCCGTCCTCCTGAGCTTGACAGGACACCTGGGACGTTTTCCCAGACAAACCAGTTCGGTCTAAAGTGGTCAAGCATTCCGCAATAGACGAGGGCCAAGTTACCACGTGGGTCATCCATTCCTTTCCTGAGTCCTGCGACTGAGAAGGATTGGCAGGGGGTTCCTCCAACGAGAAGGTCAATTGATCCATCTAAATTCCACTCCTTATACTTGGTCATGTCACCGAAATTAGTGACGTTGGGATAGTGATGCGCTAATACGGCTGATGGGAACGGCTCAATCTCGGAGAACCCCGCAGGCGTCCATCCTAGGTCATGCCAAGCCATCGTGGCGGCTTCAATACCGCTACAAACGGATAAATACCTCATTGGTTGTCCTTCATCCATGTGTCAATGTGTTCAATCGACCACAGGCAGGCGTAGTTCTGATTGAGTTGTTTAAGGTTGCGCGCATGGACTTGTTGCAAAGCCGACAGCGTACCGCCCTCGGTCTTGAGTTCTACGAACCACGTCACACCGCCTGGCAAACAAGCGATGCGGTCGGTTACGCCGCGCTGGGTGGGGGACTTAAACTTGTACGCTACGCCGCCAAGGTTTTGGACAGCCCATACAAAGTATTTTTCGATGTCTTTTTCGGATATTTTTGAGTTCATGTAAAAAAGTTTATCACAAGTTTAAAAGTTGTGGTAAAGTTTAATCTCAGTCAACTAAAGTAAAGGAAATTAAATGAACGAAATAGTCCAACACTCCCGTGTTGTCGGTGGTTCTACCGCCAAGCGTGTCATCAGTTGCCCTGGCTCTGTAGCCTTGTGCGCCAAGATGCCACCGAAGCCTTCAAGCAAGTACGCTGACGAAGGCACCCTCTTACACAACGTCATGGATCTGATCCTGACCACCAACCAAACGCCTGAGTCATTTGCTGGCATGGAATACGAAGGCATCAAGCTAACCCAAGAGCTAATTGACGAGAAGGTGTACCCCGCCTTACGTGCGTTAGATGACATTGATCCTAAGAAGGAGATGGAATATGCAACAGAAACAAGGGTGGGTTTCGGAGATTTCCTTCCTGGCGTGTTTGGTTCTACTGACGTGCTTGGTCGTATTGGTCGGCGGGCTATTATTTTGGATTGGAAATTTGGTAGCGGCGTTGCTGTGGATGCTACCGATAATCCTCAGCTAATGTTCTACGCCGCAGCCGCCATGCGTACGCCCGAGGTGCAGTGGGTGTTTGACGAGTGCGACGAGATCGAGTGCATCATCGTTCAGCCCCCAAGTGTAAAGCGTTGGGTTACAACAACCAAGCGCATTAAGCAGTTTGAGCAAGAACTAGCGATGGCAGTCAAGATCAGCCAAATGCCTGACGCGCCCCTAAACACAGGCGATCATTGCCGTTGGTGCGCTGCAAAACCTACCTGCCCCAAGATGACTGGTTTGGTTGACCGTAGCCTACACGCCCAGCTTGACGTACTCAACGTAGAGCAGATCGCTAACTATCTTAAAAAAGCCGATATGCTTGAGCAGTGGATTGCAGACGTACGTGGTCTAGCGCACCAAATCCTTGACGCTGGCAAACCCGTGCCAGGTTTTAAATTAGTCGCCAAGCGCGCTACACGCCAATGGGCTGACGACGATCAGGCTTTGGTTGCAATGCTAAATGAGGGTATTCCTGAGAGTGAGCTGCTCACAAGTAAGGTAATATCACCAGCCCAAGCTGAAAAAGTATTGAAAAAGCATGGCAAGCAATTGCCTGCCAATCAAGTAGTAGCAGTGAGCAGTGGCAGTACGCTGGTTGAGGACTCTGATCCAAGACCTGCGGTATTACAAATCGGGCAGCAATTGACCGCCGCCCTTTCTAAACTTCAATAAGGACTTCAATAATGTCAAATATCACAACTTTCTCAGGTGCAAACCTTCCTTCTGTTAAGTCATTGGCTACAGCCTTGCGTACCATCGAAGCCGATGTTGGCGGCGCTGGCACCGTCATCATTAAGATGGACAAGACAGGTCATTGGGTATTCGGTGCAGATCAGACCGAGATCGAGGATGACTCGACTTGGGCTGTTAACCCTTTCTCGTTCGTTCACGGCTACATTGCGTGGGGCGACGGTGAAGTGTTAGCTGAGAAGATGGTCAACGTCAGCCAGCCATTGCCTGAACTCGATACAGCGCCCCCAGGTGCTAAAAAGGGTTGGGAAACGCAGGTTGGTATGTCGATCAAGTGCCTATCGGGTGCTGACACGGGTATGGAAGCGCGCTATACCACCACGTCTGTTGGCGGTAAGAAGGCGGTTCAAGCCTTGGCAGTAGCCATTGCTACGCAAGTAGACAAAGACCAAGACAAGCCAGTACCCGTCGTTGAGTTAGGCAAAGAGCATTACACCCACAAGTCCTACGGCCGTATCTACACCCCGGTGTTTAAGGTGATTGATTGGGCAGGTATGGATGGTAAAGCAGTAGAAGCGGAACCAAACTTCGAAGTTAATCCGGCGCTTACAGAGGATGACGCTGTCGAAGAAAAGGCGGCGCCAACACGTCGTCGTCGCGGGTAACAAATTGGGGTGAACGTGCGTCGTATTCAGCCAGTATGGTATCTAGTCACCGAACGCTAAGAAACGCACCAGTAGCCCCACCTACACTACAGTCAAGGAAAATAAAGTGAAAGACTTAAAAGATTCAGGTTTGGTTACTCAATTGGTGGTTGTTGCCACAATGATGCCAAAAGTAAAACAATATATTGATGATTTAATTGCTGAAAATGAAGCATTAAAAGATAAATTGCATTTCAAAGAATTTTATGAGGTTCGCCCAAAGTGAACATACTTTGGCTTGATTACGAAACACGTAGCCGTTGCGACTTGCCTAGCCGTGGCGGGTACAACTACGCGCAAGACCCTAGCACCGAGATCATCTGCATGGCGTATGCCATCGGCGATGACGAGGTGTCCTTGTGGACGCCCGATCAGCCGTTTCCGCAGCAGGTAGCGGATTTGATCGCAGCAGGCGGTCAGATTAGAGCGCACAACGCAGGCTTTGATCGCCTGATTACTGAGTTCGTTTTATGCCCTGACTTTGGCGTACCAACACCCAAGCTTGAGCAGTGGTACTGTACGGCAGCGCAAGCCCGTGCCAACTGCGCGCCAGGTTCGCTTGAGGACGTTGGTCGCTTTGCTAGTAGTAGCATGAAGAAAGACCACCGGGGCAAGCAACTGATCCGTTTGTTGTGCATACCCAAGGCAGATGGTACATTTAGTACAGACCCCACCTTGATGGCAGAAATGGCTAACTACGCCCTGCAAGACGTGCGGACGATGCGCGCCATCTCACAAGCCATGCGCCAGTTATCCGATGATGAAT